ATTCGCGGCACTACAAAACTCAAGTGCGGTACTAGCGAAGAATGGCACGAGTGGGAAGATCGAGCTAAATTGGCGTATCCTGTTCGCTGGTGGTTGGCTGAAGAAGGTTTAGACTACCTTCAAAAAATAGTCTATTACATACCGGATAAATTAAATGATGTACGCTATTATATTAATAATCGCTGGGTTAGCCACAGCCATGCTCTCACAGCCCATCCGAGAGACATACGGCCTGGTAGTTGGAGTGATGTTGGCAATCGCTTTCTTCCTTGTCTTTTCAATGAGCTTGTGGACTTTGTTGAAATAGAACAAGCGTGGCATCACTGCATGTGGAGTGATGAAGCTAAAACTGAATTTGAAGTACCGTGGTGGCGCAGTGGTTGGTTACGTTGGCGCACATGGCGCAGTCCTGAAGCTGGTATGCAATATCTCAAGTGGGCAAGTGAACTTACTGTTGGTGAAGATATGGGTGCTACTCCTGGGGAGAAAGGTTACGGCGAGCCAACCTATCAAGCTAAGAGTGCTAAGGAAATTATTGAGCTATACACTTGGTGGACTGTGACCTATCGTAATCGTCCTGATCCATACGAAGCAAGTGGTTGGACTGCGGCATGCGAAGCAAGTCGTATTGCCAACGGTGGCCGACTAAGTTTTAGTGGAGATAAAGATCCAGTGCTTAAAAAGCAAAGCGATAAGGCACTCAAGCTACTACAAAAAATTGAAGCCGATTACGAAAAAGAAGACGAAGCCATGATGATTCGTCTAATAAAAATTAGACAAAGCCTCTGGACGTAATAAGTATAGTATGACACAACATACTATCTGCGCCTTACCATGGCTTCACTTGAACATCATCCCTAGAGGAAAAGTATATCACTGTTGCATGACCAGTGACTATAAAACCTTTGCTGGGGATTTGACTACCCAAACTATTGAAGAAGTCTGGAACGGAGATTACATGAAGAATCTCCGTAAAGATATGATCAACGGAGTAGAACCCAAAGCGTGTAGTAAATGCTTTGAAGCCGAACGTAGTGGCGGTTCTAGTACCCGAATGAATCACAACAAATACTTTAAGTCTAAGTTAGCTGAGATTCCAGTCATTACTGCGCCAGACGGTCATGTTGACAATGTTGATTTGAAGTATTGGGATTTTAGATTCAGCAATCTGTGTAATTACAAGTGCCGCACTTGCGGGCCAGAGTTCAGTAGCTCTTGGATTCCTGAAGGTAAAGAGCTAGGCTGGCTCACCGAAGCAGATAGTAAGAAGACTATTAATATTGTCACCGTTGACGAAAGCACCAATGTAGACTTTTTAAAGAAGTATGTTAATACTGTTGAAAAGATTTACTTTGCTGGCGGCGAACCATTGCTCATGGACGAACACTGGCAGATCTTGGACATGCTAGATGAAGCACAGCGATACAATGTTATCCTAACTTACAATTCAAATCTCAGCAAACTTACCTATAAAGATAAAAACGTACTTGACTACTGGGCCAAGTGGGGCAGACGAGTATGGCTATGGCCAAGTATCGACGAGCTCGGCGAACGTGCTGAACTAATACGTAGCGGAACTAACTGGGCCAATGTTGAAGCAAACCTCCGAGCCATTGCCAACCTTAATATTCATGTTAGACCTAGTATAACCGTCAGTGCTATGAATGTATTTAGAATTCCTGCTATTATAGACGGACTAATAGACCTGGGCGTTATTAAACAAGAATACGAAAACTGGTCAAACTTTTCTATCAATGTTGTAGAGTTTAGTCCAAGATTCCATGTTAGTATCTTAACAGACGCCTACAGAAAAGAAATCAAACAGCAGTTGGAAGATTATATTACCAACTACAAAGTCAAGTACGGAGTCGATATACGACACTTGTTCTTACACCTATTTTGGCATTTGGACAAGAAACAAAACATCAAGTGGCTAGAAGATTTTAAGAACTTTACCAACACTATAGATAAAATGCGTGGAGAAAGTACTTTAGCAACTATTCCGGAACTACAAGAGGTACTAGGATAATGGCCAAGTATCTTATTAAGCCGGAAGCCGACTATGGTAATCCAGAGCAAGTGTTGTCTAAGTATGCGTGTGCCACACCTTTCAGACACATTGAAATACACATGAGTGGCAAAGTTAGTGCTTGCTGTCAAACATGGTTACCTACATGGGTTGGTAACTTGTTAACAGATAGTCCTGAAGATGTTATTAATAATTTAGATAGACGTAAAATACAAGATGATATGCGTCAAGGCAAGTTTACCAATTGTAATGATCAATGCCCGCAGTTAAACTCCTTGTTAAACGGGCACAAGAGGGAGTTCTACTGGGATATCGTACCTAAAGAAAAATTAGATAATTTGCTAGCCCATAGAAGTATGGATGTATATTTTAGTTACGATCCTAGTTGTAACTTACAATGCCCAAGTTGCCGGCACGGTCTTATTGTGTGGGATCCGGAGGACATGTCGGACCATAAAGCACAACAGGCAAAACGCATACACGAAAAAGTTAAAACATTGATAGAACTACTGGTAACACAGCATAGCAGAGTTGTGTTGAGTATCACTGGTAGCGGTGATCCGTTTGCTAGTCCGCTATATTGGGGCTACTTGGAAGAACTGGCCAGTAAGCCTATACCCCCTAATTTGTTCATCAATCTCCAAACTAACGGAGTAATGATGACTGAGCAAAACTGGAACTCTATCAAACCATTGTGGCCCCATATCAGTTATGTTAATGTAAGTGTGGATGCCGCGACCGAGGAAACTTATAAAATTGTTCGCAAGAACGGAAACTTTAAACGTGTACAAAAGAACCTAGACTTGCTAGATCAAATGATTGTAGACAAATGCTTTCCTAATATATCAGGATGGCAAAGCAATTTAATTGTACAAAAGGCTAACTATAAAGAGCTAGTACAGTTTGTCGAATGGCATTTGGGTTTTAAATCTAAACCTATTATCTGGACTAACTTAATAGCTCAATGGTATCACATGGACGATACCCAATTTAAAGCTATGGCCATTTGGCAAGATAACCATCCCGAAAAATCTGAATTAATAGAAATACTAAAGAATCCGATTTTTAACAATGATCAAGTCAAATTAGGTAACATGGCCGCACTGGTGCCAAAATGACCAATACTAACAAAGACAGAGATCAAGTTATTCTTGATCATGTCATAGAAACAGATAAACTGTTAAACCATGCAAACTCGCACCTCGGCGATGTTGAGCAGGTAGCCGCTAGCTTTAAAAATCCTAACATACCATGGGCCGATACAAGTAAGTTCAGAGTAGCCATGGTCATGCTACCTGCATGGGGCATTATATTTCCACCGTATAACATTGCCAAGCTAGTGGGAATACTTAGAGAATTTGATTACAGTACCAAAGTGTATGATCTTAATATCGAGTCCTATCATACAATACTAGGCACTACAAAAGAAGATTACTGGCGTGGTGAACGTTATTTCTTATGGACTGTAAAAGAAAACTTTCTTACACAAGTACTTCCATTAATTAAAGATTTATTAGATAATGTTATAGATGAGCTTGTAGAGTCAAATCCAAAAGTAGTAGGGTTTAGCCTTTACAATACAAATATCAATGCGGCTACTTATTTTATTACAGAATTAAGAAATCGTATGCCCGATGTATGTATAGTTGCCGGCGGGCCCGAAGTATTAACTACAGGCAGAGTGAAAGGGCCACTAATTGGATTACCAGTAAACTATTACTTCCTCGGTGAAGCAGAAGAATCTTTTTTATCATTACTAGAAAATTTGCCCGATGTGTATGCACACGCAAAATTTATTGGTTCAACTGATAGCAAGTTAAAATTAGAATCGTATGCATTTACAGATTACACCGATTACAATTTAAGTAGTTATATGCACCCCGACGGAGTAAGCATTGAAACTAGTCGCGGATGTGTTGCCCAATGTAGTTTTTGTGCAGAAACATACTTTTGGAAATTTAGAAGTGTGACTCCTGATCGGGTAGTTGCGGAGATGAAACATCAAGTAAATCTGCACGGTATTAAACGATTCTGGTTTGTAGATAGCCTAGTAAACGGTAATTTAAAAAACTTTGAACGACTAGTTGACTTACTGATCGAAAACAATTTAAATGTATTTTGGAATAGTTATGTTCGGTGCGATGGCCGCATGACTAGAGAGTTTTTAAAGAAAGTTAAACAAAGCGGATGTACTGGACTAAGCTATGGCGTAGAATCTGGTAGTCAGAAAGTATTGTTTGACATGCGTAAAAAGATTAAGATATGGGAAGTAGAGAATAATCTAAGAGACGGCCAAGCCGAAGGAATATTCAACCATGTCAATTGGATCATAGGATTCCCGACAGAAGAGCCAATTGACTTCTTACATAGTCTACAACTGCTGGCAAATTTAAGAACAGCTATTAACGTGATTAGTCCGGGCTTTGGTGCTGGCCCAGCGGCACAAAGTCATATGCAAACCGACTGGCGAGAATATGGTATAGTTGGTACAGACAATGTTGCCGATACAAAATTTTTAAACAACTGGTATACTGATTTTCATAAGAATACAATGCTACATAGATTCATTAGAATAAAGATGTTTCATGTGTGGTTAGAAATACTTGAAGACAAAGCGGGCAGTATTATTTTAAATTCTCAACGATATTCCAATATTAAAGATTTTTATAAATTTGAATCGGCACCGTCGACTGTAGATTATATTAAGCCAGATTGTTTTGTTAAATTGGACAGAGTTGAAGAAACATTTGATGGAACTATTATTAATGAATATTACAGTATATTCTATGCATTATATTTGTATTTTGGAAAATGCGAGTTTAGTTTATTATTTGATACTGAAACTGATCGAGAAACATTTGGCGAATCTATTACACAAGTATATAATGCCAATATTAAATTTAAGGTAGACGAAATTGGTAATTACTCAATACATATAGCACACCAATTTTTTAATGGATGTGTACAAGATTTTAATCGAGAATATACTGATAATGGTAATATAGAAGATTGGGTAACTACCGAGGATCAAACTAAAGAAACTATACGCGAAGCCTACAGAGATAAAACCAAAAAAGTTATACCCATAGTATTACAAGAAGAATTGCCCCCAGACCACCCAAAACGAATTTGGGAAGAGATGCTTAAACAAGATGCCGAAAATGCTAAGTTTTTGAAGGGCAATCAGGGCTTGACAGAGTGAGCGTTTGGCAGTATAATATACACATGTTAAACAAAACAGGAGCAGAAATTGGCTACTAAAGCACCAGCAAAAAAGACACGCATTACCAAAAAGCAAGTAATTGCTCACCGTACTAAAGCCCCAAAAGACTATAGTCCAACTTGGGATGCTGTGGAGCAAATGGATGCCGAGCAATTTCAACGCCACTGGCACAATGCAATGTCTTACTACCGTTTGGAATTTAATGGTAAGGATTTGAAGCCCGCAGTTATCAAATGGATGACTAGCGTTGGCTGTACCAAAGAAGACATTGCCAATTTTAAACGTACTAAGGACAACCGTTGTAATGTTACAATGGGTGCTATTGCGTCCTGTTTGCTTCGCGGTATGCCCGCAATCCGCGAGGACTTCAACCAGGGTCGCGACACAGCCGCTTGGTTGCGTAAAGAGATTGTGGATGTAATTGAGCAAGGCAAGAACGACAAAGACGAAGAAGCAGTTGTAGAAGTTAAAACTTTGGTAGTACAGCCAACTATTCAGGAACGTATGAAGGAAACTGCATACAAAATGACTGAAGAATTGGAAGATGCCATCGAAGGTTTCCAAACTGATCCTGAGAATTTTGATCCAAAAGCGTTCAAAGTTTTGAACTTGCTCAAGGGTAAAGAGGTCAAAGCCGCACACGCTAGACTTATTAAAACCCTCTACAGCAGGGATTTAGCTGAACTTGAAGAGTTGGCTAGCGGCAAGGCAGATGAACAGCTTAAAGAGGGCTATAGCCACCGTAGCAAGAAGCAAATTAAGAACTTGATTGCGTTTTATCAAGAGATTATGAGTGCTTGCGACATGCTTGCCCAAGAAGCCAAAGTTAACCGTAAGCCTCGTAAAGCTAAAGTAGTACCTAAGGACAAGTTGGTTGCCAAGCTCAAGTACATGAAATCGAACGAGCCGTTGAAGTTAGTAAGCATTAACCCTACTGACATCATTGGTACTAAGGAACTTTGGATCTTTAATACTAAGACTCGTAAATTGGGCAAGTACGTTGCCGCAGAGTTTAACGACTTGGGTGTCAAAGGCACTACAATTACAGGATTTGATGAATTCAAAAGCATCCAAAAGACTGTACGTAAGCCCGAGGAAAAGCTCAAAGAGTTCAAAGCCGCAGGCAAAGTCCAACTACGCAAGTTCTTGGAAGACATTAATGCTACAGACACTAAGATGAATGGACGCATTAACGAAGACACTATACTGTTGAAAGTACAGTAAGCTCTAGCAAATCGTGGATAAATACTCCAAAGAGAGTGTTTATCCATGACCCAACTAACTATTCAAGACGGTATTGTACAGCTAATTAATAGCCAATTAGCCGAAACTACCGGCACATTTACGCATAACGGCGACTATACTATCAACGGTTCGGTAACTGTTGACTCTATTATTGTACGTAATTCGCTCGTTGATAACTCAGCAGACTTTAATGCAGACACCGAGGACGAAATAAATGGACAAGGATTTGTTTGGCATTGGCCAACTGGCAGTGCCCAATTGCAATACAGAACTGGCGGACGTTTGTGGGCTAGTGTAGGGTTCGATACAGCACACGATCAAGCGTACAAGATAGACAATGTTCCTGTACTTACTAGTTCAGGATTGGGAGAAACTATTGTTAACAGTCGCCTACGTGCCGTAGGTACACTAGTTAACTTAACAGTCAGCGGCGACACCACGCTAGGTGATTTTGCCTACTTTAACAGTAGTTACAACCGTTTAGGCTTGGGCACAGACGAACCCAGTGCCGCTATCAACATTTTAGAAAACAATATAAGCGTTGTGTTGGGCAGTCCTAACATTACAGGTGCATACGTTGGCACAGATAGCAATCACGACTTTGCTATAATTACAGACAGCATGACTCGCGTTACTGTTAAAAGTAATGGTGAAGTTGATGTTGGAGACAAATACAGAGGTGGCGGTGTTTTAAATGTTTACGGAACACTGACTGCTACCAACATAGTAACAGACAACCGAATTGATCGCACACATCCATTACAGTTTGTAGCCACAAACGATACAAGTATCTATGGACTTGGATTAATTTGGGCAGGTACTGGCTCTACTCGTAGTTTAACAATGTTAAACGGTCCAGATAGACTACACACTACTGAAAGTTTTGATATTGCCGAGGGCAAGGCATACTATGCAAACAACCGCATGGTGTTGAACGAAACTACATTGGGTGCAACTGTTGTTAATTCAAACCTAACACAAGTGGGCTCATTGCATACACTTACAGTTAACGGCGATACAACATTGTTAGGTAGCTTACACGCAGATCAAAGTCCTATTATAGCCAAGGCTATATCGTTTAATGATGGTGTACATAGCTTAGATTTAACCAATACAGGTATTAGCACTAATCATTCAGTTAAAATCGTCACTGCAAGTAACGAAATCCTTAATGGTGATGTTGGCCAAATTAGTATCGGTGACAAGACGTTGTACAACAAGCCAGTAAAAATATTTGGCAAGGTTAGTATTGGCATTAACAATCCCGATCCTAGTTTGAACTTTAGTGTAAATGGTGATGTTAATATTGGCGGCAAACGTTTCACAACTCATATTGCCGCACCAACTACTGGTAGCTATGCCGCTGGAGACATTTGTTGGAACGCAGAACCAAAAGCCAACGACTATATCGGTTGGGTATGTGTCACCACTGGTACTCCCGGACAATGGTTAGGGTTCGGGCAAATTGCAAATCAATAAACTTGACCTTACACTATAAAAGTGTATAATTAGTATATGCGGACTTAGGCATTCATCCCGCAATATAAACTCTGCATGCCATTGCTTAATCTTAGGAGATAACAATGGCAACTTTACAACCGGTAGTATACAAATATCAAAGCACAAAAGAATATGTGGATGCATTTCCATGTGCTTACAGACAATGGCGTAGTGACAGTCATTGTAATCTAATTCATGGCTATTCATTTAGTATGAAATTCTACTTTGGCACAAATAATCTAGACGTTCGTAATTGGGCGGCTGATTATGGCGGCTTAAAAGAACTAAAGAAAACACTAGAAGATCAATTTGATCATACATTGATCGTAGCAGAAGATGATCCAGAAATGGAAACATACAAACTGCTACAAGAAAAGAAAATGGCTAAGGTAGTAATTTTACCAAGATTAGGTTGCGAAGGCCTAAGTGATATGCTTTACAAGTATGTCAACGGTGTTTACATTCCAGAAATGTGGGGCCCAGGTGAGGCAGCTCGCTTGTGGTGCTATCGTGTAGAAGTACGTGAAACTCAATCAAACATGGCATTTAGAGAAGGGCATCGTGAGTGGAATGAGGATCTTCTTTCGTAAAATTTGGCGTGTTTGGGCCAAAGCATTAGGTGAAAAATCAGGCAGTTCGGACGAGGAATCGGATCGAATTGCTTGCATTCGTACCTTAATTGTGTTATCATACATACTTACAAACACTTTTATAATCGCAGGCGTCATAAGGCATTGGTAATGAAACGAATAGGCTTCGCATGTAAATGGATTGACTCTCCTCATCAAGTCAACGGCATCCACAAGGATGACGATGCTAAACAGTATAACACAGGCACAACTACCATATCTTGGTTAAATAGACAGTCAAGAGATGTCGCGGAGCAGAAACTATGGGACCTAATGGTAGGCAATATCGAAGCAACAAGGAAGTTGGTAGAACGTGTCAGCGCACTTGATGCTCCTCTTCGGATGGTTAGGATTAGCAGTGACATTCTCCCTGCTTATACTCACGCTGACTTTGCTGATTATTGGCGCAAACCTGACGTTGTATCATACGCCGAAACCGCGTTCAAAAGAGTGGGCGATATTGCTAGGGCTAACAATGTTCGGCTTAGTATGCATCCTGGGCAGTTTACAGTTCTGGCAAGTGATAACCCAGGCATTGTTGAACGTTCGATAGCGGAGTTCGAGTATCATGCAGATATGGCACGTTACATGGGCTACGGTAAATCCTTCCAAGATTTTAAAATCAACGTACACATCTCGGGTAAACAAGGTCCCGAAGGTATCAGACGTGCCCACGGAAAACTATCGCCAGAGGCCCGCAACTGTATTACAATTGAAAACGAAGAAAACGCATGGGGGTTAGATGATTGTCTTGAGCTTATTGATTTGGTGCCTATCGTTCTTGATATTCACCACCATTGGATTAAAACAGGCGAGTACATCGCGCCCATGGACTCCCGTGTTGATCGGGTTGTTCAGTCTTGGCGTGGTGTCCGGCCTACTATGCATTACTCTGTCAGCCGTGAAGATTATCTCGTGGATCATAACGACGTTTGCGCCCCTGACCATCAAAGTCTTCTAGAAAGCGGATATAAAAAGCAAAAGCTCAGAGCACATTCAGACTTTTACTGGAATACAGCAACGAATGAATGGGCACTGAGCTTTCTAAACACGCACGATATTATGTGCGAGTCTAAAGGTAAAAATCTTGCTAGTTTTGCTCTTTACGAGCAAGCTAAGAAACTTACTTTGCTTTAGGCGCTTTTGGAGCACGTGGCTTTTTAACAGCCGGTGCTTTCTTAGCCGCAGGTGCTTTTTTAGCTCTAGGCGCTTTTGCCGGAACTGCCACTGCACCTGCGCCTTCTACGGCTACAACTGGAGCAACTTCAGCAACTGGTGCTGGAGCAACTTCAACTGGTGCTTCTACCTTGTAAGGTACTTCTGGCTGAGCTTCTGCTTTAGGCTTAATGCCAAATAGTTTTTTAATGTGTTGTAACATGGTTATGTCTCCTGGTGTGTTATTTATAGCTAAATATCATTATGTACAACTTTATTAAGCATATCACGCTAAACGAGGGTAAAACTCCCAAAACTTTAACTCAAACAAAGTTGCCGTATGCCCGCGATGAGTTAGAGCCTAGTATCAGTGAAGATACTATAGATTATCATTACGGCAAATTGTACAAGGCCTACGTTACCCGTTTCAATAACGGAGAGGGCGATGCTGACTTTAACGAAGCAGGTGCATTTTTACACGATTTGCTGTTTACACAATACCAAACACCTAACGGTTCTAACAAACCAACAGGGCCAGCTGGTGAGTTTATTGACAAACATTTCAAAACATTTGATAACTTTAAGGACAAATTTCTTAAAGAAGCCATGTCAGTACAGGGCAGTGGATGGGTTTACTTGTCGCACAGAGGCGAAATTAAAACAATCGAAAATCACGAAATCCGTATGGACATTGTACTCATCATTGACTGGTGGGAACACGCCTGGGCGTTAGATTACCAAGCTGATAAGAAAGGCTATCTAGCCAATCAATGGAAGATTATTGATTGGAATGTAATTAGTGCTAGAATTGGTCTAGCGTCTTAAGACTACTTACGGGCATATCCCATACTCTCCGGGATTCGACGCCCTTCATTTGTGCAAACTTCTTAGCATCGCAATTGCCACACACGTGGTAATAGTTGTTGCTGATCCTATTAGGATCCATATTACCCTTGTCACGGGTAAACACTTCCTGACACGCATCACATCTAAAGACTAATACTCGTTTGTTCCTAACGTAGGTATGATGTTTACCACGTTTGCTGGTGCGTACATACTGTGTTTGTCTAAATTCTGTGCTAATATACATCTAGTATTTACATTAAGATTATAAAAAGCATTTGATAAATATCATATCGAGGGCAATCATGATCACCATTTCAGAGTCAGCAAAGTCGAAAATCAAGGATATTCTCCTTGAAGAAAACAATCCCAAAGTATCTTTACGTACATTCGTCCAAGGCGGAGGTTGCAGTGGATTTAGTTACGGGTTTACGCTAGATGAAGAGATGAATGAGGACGATTTTGAGATCCCCTTAGACGAATTCAGAGTACTTGTAGATAGCATGAGTATGCAATATCTTACAGGTGCCGAGATAGATTATAAAGAAGAATTAATGGGTAGTACATTCAGCATAAAGAATCCTAACGCACAAACAACTTGTGGTTGCGGTTCTAGCTTTGGAGTTTAATAAATGGCACAAAATATAATTGATATTGGTATACAAGGTAACGACGGTACCGGCGATAGTATCCGCGAATCGTTTAATAAAGTTAATGCAAACTTTAATGAACTGTATGCCGTATTTGGCGTAGGCGGATTTATTAAATTTGGCAACTTGGCTGATGCGCCAGGCACTACTGGATTTACCACTACCACTGCGAGTGCTAACGGTACGCAAGTAACATTGTACTTTACAAACCCAAATCCCGGTCTAGGTTTACCTTATAATACTGATGAAAATATTATTGTTACTGGATGTGTACCTGCTGGCTACAACGGTAATCACATTGTTACATCAGCAACTACTAATAGCGTTACATTCAATAGTAGTGTTACTGGCACGTTAACAACTAACGGTAAAATTTCTGGAACAAGTTACAGCAAAAACCAAATCATTATGGGTAGTACTACTGGTAGTAGTTTAACTGCTCGTACACTTACAGCTGGTATTGGTATTAATATTGATACAACTAGCAACCAAGAAGTTGTTATTGCTAGTACTGCTATCGGTCTGATCAACGATGCGGCACCAAGTATGGGTGCTCCAATCAATGCTAACTTGTTTACTATTGGTAGATTAGGAAGCCCAAGTGCAGATCTAGTAGCGGCATTCAATGCTGTCTATGCTAGCCAAGGTGTTAGTACAACATTAGGACAACTAGCGGTTACTGTTGATTATGCAGACACTAATTATTTAAAGGCAACTAACGGACAAGTAGCTGGAGCATTACGTGTACGTGCAATGCCAACTACTGCACAAACCAACGACCCAGATTATAATGCTAGCTTAACTGGTAACTATGTTGCTACAGAAGCTATACAACGTCAACACGCTGTATTACGTGACGGTGATTCAATGACCGGTGCATTGACCTTAAGCGATCATCCAGGTAGCATGAGCGGGTTTGGTGTCCGAAATGGTGCAGATGATCTGCAAGCCGCTAGCAAATTTTATGTAGACAACAATACATATTACAGTACTGTAAACTTATATGTTAGTACTGTTGGTGATGATACACAGAAAAATACTCCACCGGGGCGCGAAGGCCGTGCATGGCATTATGCTTACCGCACA